CTGGTCATTATTTATTTCAGGCATAGCTATCACACTAGGAGCTAAGCTGAGCATGTAGGCAAAGTCTTCATCACCACCGAGCCTATCAGGATGGGGAAACAACATAACCCAACCAACACCTAACGCACCTTTTTGTAAAAGTTTTAGATGGATATCTGCTAATGTGGCTCTAGGAAGTGGATAACCGCCTTGTTTGTCAAGATATTCTTCATCTATATTTAAGATAGTAAAGTAACCTGTAGGCTCTGGAGTCTCGACAAGATAATCAAAAGTCTTGAGCCGCATTATCTCCAGAGGTGGAGCATTGAACACTAGAGGCAGTGTCAGAAATAATAATAATATACTAGCCCACTTCATAGTTTCTGACAGCCTTTGGCTTTAGCTCTTTTATTAACAGCAAAATTATTAGCAACTACAGCAGCAGTCAAGGTATTACTAAATGTTAATCCACCTTCATTTAATTTATAAACTGGTAAGAATATAAAAGTTGGTATAAAGATAAGTGCTTTATGTCTCACTAAATCATTTAAATCTGGTTTTCTTGGTAATAAAATATTTGCTTCATAAACACAATCGTATTGCAAAACTTTAGTAGTGGTATAAATATCTAAAGCTTGTAAGGTCCAAAACAAACCCCATTCCCAATTAGATACTGTTTTTCTTTCTGGTAGATACAAAGTATCTTCTACAAAGATTAATTCTTCTTTTTGTTGTTGTGCTAAAAATTCTTTACTGTAAGGTGCTTTTGTAATCTTCCAATATATATCAGGCTTATCACTGAGATTGCTTGATAGTAATGGAAGAGTTACCACCGCCATTAAGAGTAATAGTAACTGCTTTGCCATCTTGTATAATTAAAACTGTATAACTGTTGCCGGTATCTAAGTCCAACCTAACTGTAACTTGTACCTGTCGGTAAAAGGTTATGACTGAATCCGTAATAAATGTATTGACTTGAGTGGTACCATCGTAACCAAAGGATGTACCCTTCACGTCTATATCGCCTCCTGAGAGCTGATTCTTTTCCAGCTCATCGGCTTCTTCAATAATATCTAGTAAGTCTTCTAAGAAGTTGACATCTAAATAATTAATATCGAGTTCACTAAACTCTAGTTCATCTTGAGCTAAGTAATCTGTTTCTAGTTCATCAAACTCTAGGTAATCAACATCTAAAATATTATCTGAACCTTCTGTTTGTTCCCCTTCACTAACAAAGTTAGGGTCTCTTTTTGGTGGATTAACTATTAACATGTTGTCAATAATATCCAGAGTCAAGTCTAGTATGACTGGTCTACTTGGTGCTGACTCAAACAGCTCTACTGTGGTAGCTTCATAGGGCTTATTAAGCACTACTTGTCCTGCAGCAGTTGAGACAACTATTTCGCCTGAAGAGAGTCCGTCTTCCTTTGGTAGTAAAATTATTAAGGACCTACCAAGCTCATCTACAGTCACTGTAAAGTCAGTACCTCTAATGCCTATGGTGGCACTAGGAGTTTCTATCTGGATATTTTCTTTGTTGATAGTGGCAAGTTTACCGGTAATAAAACGAGCTGTACCACTAGCAAACTTAAGAGCCATCTTAGATTTAGATGGGTCAGGGTCATAGATAAATTCATCTATAACGAGTTGTGAATGTTCGGTTAGACGAACTTGAGATTCATCTAGAAAGGTTATACCTATCCGACCATTGGAAGTTTCAACGTTGTCAAAACTATTAATACCAAAAGCAAGGGCAGCAGAGAAAGGGTCTTGTTCCCTTACTACTCTGCCTATGCCTTTTAGTTCTGTAATACTTCCAATACTAGCAGCTTGTGCTTGTGCCGCCATCGTTTTGAACGACACACACAGTACCACTATTACCAGAAGAGGTAATCTTGAGCCAATCACTTGCTAAGGTTGATGCTTGTGTAATGTTAAAGGTTCTGCTATTACCTGTCTGGTCTAAGTAAAAATAACCACCAGCATAACCACTACCTGTGTAATTAACAATGTTTGAGTCACCATCTATATCGACATAAGATGTGGCACTATCAATATCAATAGTAAAATCCAGTTGGTTACTATCACCATTAATAATCCAATCTAAGTCTAGATATTCTGATAAAGCATTTGTAGCAATGTTTAATTCAAAGTCATTGCTGGACCCTGTAACATCAACATAATAGTTACCACCATCGGCACTATAAGTATTGGTTGGGTCTACTTGTATTTCAAAGTTGTTGCTATCACCATCAAACTCAAAGAAACCTGTTAAAGAATCCAGTACTATGTCACCTAAGAATTTGTTAGTATCACCAAGTTGATTGATGTCCAACGTCATATTAGCACCAGTTAAATTAAATGCAGTCATCGTCCCTGTTACTGCATCAAGTCCGCCTATGATGTTAGAGCTACCAAGCTGTTCAACGTCTAAGTTAAGAGTTGCACCAACTTGATTAATATATATTTCATTATCAGCTTTTACAACAAAGCCTACTAAAGCAATTAAAAAAAGTAATCTATTCATATCTCCAATATCTCCTCTCTATTCCTTGTCGTACTATTTCTAGTACACTTGTCTCTATCGCTTTTTGGAGGGCAATAGAAACACTTTCATTTTGTGCTACACCAGATTCTAATTCCACTAACTTAGTCCCAGCTTCATAGAATCTAAAGACATCACTAGATACTCCAACAGATAGAATAGTCTTAGATGTCAGGACTTCTAATAATACTTCCCCTGTATTAACAGAAACCAATCGCAAAGAAACTGTAACTGTATCTTCACGATACTGGCGGCTTTGACCGACACCTAAGTATCTGGCTCCTCGTCCACCACTTTTCAAATTAGTGTCATAACCTATAACACCACCTTGAACTAATAACCCAGCAAAGATTAAAGGATTGAGTTCGGTATCGTCATCAAAGTCCTGCCGAGTTGTTCTAATTATTTGTCGTTCTTTTGTCAGGTTATCTAAACCTATACGTTCAACAACTGTAAAAAACTTACCACCTGCAGCATGTTTAAAAGCTCTAATTAAAAATGCATCTGGTGACTGTGTTATTGCTGAGCTAAACAAAGCAAAGGTACTATTACTCTTACGTTGTCCTGTTAAGTCTGTAAAACTATTAGGATATATAGCAATAGTCGGCTTAACTTTAGCCGCTGGTAGATTGTATAATTCTTGAGATTGTAATTCTAAAACAGTACTTGCTTGTCTCTTTGAATAAGCTCCGGGAATATCCTCATCTAACAGACCAGAATGCCTCCAGCTTGTACAACTAGAAAGTAAAAGAACCGATAGGAACAGTAATCTCTGTAGTATTCCCTTCTGCATCTGTGATTGTTAAAGTTATCATGGTGCCATCTTCACTGACACTGTATTCAATGGTATTTCCTAATAGCTCTAATGTTCCGCTTGTACTTGGGTCCTCACCAAATAAAGCATCAACAAGTTGTCTTGATAATTGTGCATAGATTCTAGACTCTAAGTTTCTAATAAATCTTGCAAGTGTGGTATTCTCAGCTTCTCTTTTAAGCTGTTCTTTGTAGGCTTTGAGTTCTGCTTTGTTGGCTTCCTTTCTATTGAACTCTTGATTCTCTATTGTTAGATAATGAGCTGAAGTACCTATACCACTGAAGGAAGGTGATTTAAATTTATGCACTATTTCATCTGCAACTAAATTACCATTAACACCTAACAGCAACACGATAAATGTTGTTACTAATATTTTCATTTCTATCCTCTCCTTAATCTTTTCTTTGGTCATCTCTATCTGCTTTTGCAACTTTTTCTAAATCTATTAAATTTGGCACACCCAGCAATGTTTTCAAAAGAACGTCTTGTCTAATCGTTTGATTGTCCAAAGCCCTCACTCTGTCAATCAGACTAACAATAATGCCGTATTGACTATCTAACTTTGTCCCTAGTCTCTGTTCCATAGCTGTTATTTGTTCAGCTACTTTCTCATCAACAACATCAAGTTTGGTTTCCATACCATCGACAATACGCATGATTAGTTTGTAAATAAACCAACCTAGCCCTAATGCCGCAGCAATAGGAAAACCTACTTGTTGTATTATGACTACTATTTCTTCCACTACCTATCGCTGGAGTTTGAAGCTCCAAAGTAGAAAGATATGACAGCACTTGCCAAACCTCCTAAGTAACCTAAGACAAGGTTAATCAGAGCTTCAGAGTTCTGTTCTGGTGGCTGTAGAGTTACTAAGAATATGTAACCTAAGAAACCACCGACTGTAGCTATACCCATGATACGAGCTGTCCAATCCTTTGAAAAATTACTACGAGCATCCTGTGTATCTTGGACTTCAAGTTTAAAGACATCGACTTCAAGTTCTTTCATCTTAACTTCAAAGTCTTTCTCAACTTTTTTAAGTTCTAGCATCTGCTCTGGTGTGGCTTCAGCAACGGCTTTCTCAATGGCTTTAGGGTTATTTGGACACCCAAGCACATCGGCAATCATATTCGCAGCCATACCGCCCATAGGACCGCCTAAAGCAGTACCTAGAGTAGGAGCAACTGCACCAACGATATTTTTTAATATGTTTTTCATTTTACTTCTCCTAATACTAATTCTTTTAATTCTTTACTCCTTCGTCCTACTTGTCTGAACCACTTACTATCTTCCATTTGATTTGCCATTTCTTGCCAATCATGTGACCGACAAGCTTTCAACATGTTTTGAAATTTGCTTAATCTGGTACCGCCTAAGTTAAAGCACATATTAACCAAGACTCTTTGAATAGCATCTGGTAATAAATAAAAAGATTCTTCTTCGCCAAACACATGTATCGCCTCTGCTAAATGTTTATTGAAATCGTCTTCAAAATATATGTCAGATACTTCTTGAGTTATTGGAGTACCAACTTCCCAACCATGTTCGGGGTCTTGTGGCTGTATTAAATGCCCTACTCCTAAGGTTTTGTAACCCAAAGAATCGACATAGACTTCGAGTAGTTCGCCCTCGTGTCTTTTTATTTCTTGTTTGCACAGGTCTATATTCATTATATTAATTCTTCCATTTGTTTCTCTAGTTCTGTTTTACCTGAGTAAGATTCGCCAGTATAAGGATTGATTCTATCGGCTGGGTCTTCTTCTGTGTAAGGTACATCTGGTCCTTTTACTAAACCTCCTTTAGAATATTTTGGAATAATTTGTTCTTCTGTTTCATCTTCTAAGGCTCTATAAATTCCAGCTGCTTCTCTTGCGATTGGTAATACATCTAATGTTTCTAAAGTAACTGCACCTAGTCCATCGACAAGTGCATCCATCATTTCTTCATCTTCATCAGGTGTAAATTCAGGAATACCTTTAACTGGTATTTCTAATAAGTCTTCCATATAGCCTAATACTGGTGCAAGTTGCTCTGTTGTACTAGAACCATAATCAGAATATTTAAATATACCCCTAACCTTATCAATCCCATAAGTATTTAATCCTGAAAAAGATAATGCTTCACCTACTTTTTCTTTTAATGTTTCATCATTAACAGCTTCTTTATATGTAGGATTTGTTGATAAGGAAACTTGTAATTCTCTGATAGAAGCAAAAATAGGAATAGCTGCTGCCATCTTTAAAAATAAAGCAATATCTCCTTCTTCAACTCTTGCTATTAAAGCATTGGTTTGAGATGTTTTAGCTTGTGCCCACGATAAGAAACTACCTAAAAATTTAACGTAAGGATTTTTAGTTTGTGTAAATAATCTTCTATTACCAACTAAAGGTATTATAGCATCTCTATTAGCAGCTCTCATACCAGCTTTTTTAAGTAGTGCCCTACCTGTTGAATCTGATACTGCTTCTTCAACAGTTTTAAATCTACTTAATAATTTATATTATTTTTAGTTAAGCCTAAAGTATCTATTTCTTTTAAAATAGCTTGTTCACTTTTTAAAAATTCTCTTGTTTTTCCTTTAGCATTTAAT